TATTTTTAAATATTGAAGATATTTTGAAAATAATTTTTGGCATTATTTTTAAATATTGAATCGATATATCTTTTTCCTCTCTCTACAATAAAGTGGATATCCACTTTTTCAAATCATATTAGACTAAAATATCTAGTAAATGTATATACACTTTAATAATGGATGAAAAGTATTGTAATATTTGTTCAAAAAAATACAAGTCTTATAAGTCACTATGGAATCACAACAATAAATTTCATAATACTAATACAACTAAAAACAACATTTTACATCTAAATGATACATCTTAATGCAACATAATACAACCCAAAAGTGGAAAATATAAGTGTAAAAAATATTTACAAGAATTTAAATTTACCCAAGTAAATATATAGACACGACGCAATTTATCTCATATTATATGCTATAGTGGTAGTAATTCATTCTTTTCACATATAATATTTACAATTTTCTTATCAGTATTATTATATATCATTAACTTGATTTTATTTATATTATAACTCTTAAAATTAGGATATGTTTTTTTATGTTCATTATCAACAAATTCATCATCATTATTCATTTTATCTATAAATTTATCCAAAACATCTATTGTTTTCGGTTGTAACTTTTCTTTATATTCATCAACCGATAACTCTATATTTTCAAAATGATTATCGACAAGTTCTTCCAATATATCAGATTTTAATACTGCGATAAATTTATTACCATCATAAATATACGCGTATTGATCTTTTAGATTCGTTATATATATATTTTTAAATTCAGGTCTACTATCATTAAAATGAATAGTTTTAATTGATTCTTCTAATGATTGCATTTTTCTGTTTAATACTTTTAATATTTCTGATTGTGAAAAAACCTTATTTAGATCTTCGCTGCCAAATTTAACAATGTTTATAGTATTATTCGTATTATTAATTGTATTATTAATTGTACCAGTATTTATCAGTTGTTTATTTATTTTTTGTAAAGTTTTCGGATGGATCTTACATAGTTTCAACAATTCATTCATTTTTTTATGTAGTTCTTGATTTTCTTTTTTTATAATACTATTCTCTTCTTGTAATTTATTACTAACATTATATTCTTCTTTTAGTTTATTATTACACGATTTTAATAAATGGCGTGATTTTGATTGTCTTGTAGTAAATATAATATTACATTTTATACATTTATATTTAGGGTTGACACAGGGTTGACAATGGGTTGACATAGGGTTGACATTGGGTTGACATTGGGTTGACATTGGAGTGACACTAGATTTATGAAATTTCTTGTTGTGATTCCATAATGACTTGTAGGAACTATAAGTTTTATTACAATAATTACAATATCTGACATCCATTTTTATATTCTATATACATTAATCTGATATTTTATTCTTATATGTTTTATTTTTATCTATACACATTTATATTAAAAGTGTATATACATTTTTTACCAGGGAGAGAGAGCAGTATAAAAAATATTATTATAAATTAAAAAAAGTTTATTATCAACTCATGTTATCATATAATAACTTTTTCATAGAACTAAATATATTGTCTGTTTTTGATATAATGAAACTATCTACTATACAGTTACTCGGATTAAATACAATTATATTATCTATTGGATAGCCTTTCCCAAGATAACCATTTAATAAATAGGCTTTCATAATTGTTTGACATAATGTTGAAATTGAACAAGCCTCTTTTGTACTTGTTTTTAATTCAATTAAAGTATTACTATCTATCAATATATTTACATTAGATCTAATCTCACCTTTCGTCTTACCATTTGAACAATTAGTAGCGAGTACTATTTTTTTAGGTTTAAAACTAGCTAAATATTTTATAAATACTTTTTCTAAATTTTCGTAATAAATAATAGCCGACGTATCTAATAATAACTCTTTGGCACTACTAACCATATCAATTTTATGTTTATAGGGGATGATTGCAATGTAAAAAATTTCAGGTAATATATTTTTCCAATCCACCAACCTATCTATATAGTTAGCATAAATTGAATCGGGGATTTTTTTATAATGTGATACGATTGGGTTATTCACATTATATTTATTTAGTATCATTTTATAAATTAGAATATTTAAAAAACTACTAGTAATTTGACTAATCGTAATAGAATGTCCCAACTCACTTGATTGTAATAAACAATTACGTTTATGTTCCATTGTATTAATCAATGGAAAAACTTTATTTAGATCATTGTATTGAATATAATTCCTAACATCTTCATTTATATTACCAGTTAAATTATAAAATTGAGGTGCTAATTGTTTTGTTAAATTGGATCCAATGTAAAGATTGGGATCTATAGTTCTAATAAAAGGAGATATCATAATATCGATATTAATATAACTAGTTATAGTTAAAGTTTCAATTGCCCTCGAACAAGCTACATAGAATAATCTTCTTTCTTCTTCATACATTCTATTCATATCAGTATAGAATGCATTCTTAATATTAGGAAAATCTCTACTCGTCATATCAACAATATAAACGTGTTTCCACTCTAACCCTTTACTACCGTGTATCGTTGATAATAACACGGTGTTATCCATTGACTCAATATCTATAGTTGTTTGTAGATACATTGAATTTATAAAGTCGCCCGATGGATTAATCATTAAATATAATATCATACGATTTAAATCTTCAGCACACTCTGTTATATTTATCGTATTATTTATTTTCCACAAATTATTTAGATAGAGTTGAATTGATAATAATATTTCTTTAGTAAAAGTATTGTTTTTTTTATATAAAAAAATATTATTGTTATAATACATTGCAAAATTATTATCAAAAGATTGGATGGGATTATACGTTGAATTATATTCAATATTATGTAACCCATATATTCTCTTCCAATGTATTGTAGATAGAGGATTTACCACTACTATTAAAAAAGCCAATAGATCTTTTATATGAGGTTTATTTAGTAAAATGGTGCCATTGTTTATTGTAATAGGGATTGAATGTTTTAGTAAGGTGTATTCTATTTCATTCAATGAATAATTATTTCTAGATAGAATTACAATATCTTTATAATTAACACCACTAGTAATTTTTTTTTTAATATCTAGAGCAATCCAATCAGCCTGTTGTTTTTTTGAATCGAAAGATGCGATTATAGGTAAAACACCTTGAATTTCATTCTGATTTGACACTACATTTTTAGTTATTGAATTAGGATTTGATTTTATTACATTTTGAAATAAATTTATAATACTAGGTGTTGAGCGATAATTTACATCTAGAAAGTATGTTGCAATCGATGAATTGGACGATGTTTTAAAATTCCAAATATAATTAATATCACTACCTCGAAATGAATAGATGGATTGTGCATCATCTCCCACAACCATTAACTTTTTACCATCCGATAGATTTTGTAATATATAGTGTTGAATTGGATTTATATCTTGATATTCATCAAAAAATATATATTGAAAATCAACATTGTGTTTTTGTTTTTTTATCAATTGGCAAAACATAATCATTAAATCATTAAAATCTATTAAATTTTCTTTTTTCTTAGTATCAGCATATTCTTTTAATATAAGGGTAATAATAGGTCGATGTAATTTTGATATTAACATTTTATCCAATGTACCGTTTAGATTGATTGGGAATGATGATGTTAATTTTTCATATAATAATATGATATTATTTCTTATCATATCACTTGAATCTTTCAGATTTTCATGTGATAAAATTCGATCAGTGCATTCTTTTAATAATATATTAGATTCTTTCTCATCTAACACAATCGATGTCATATTATTTTCTTGTAATATTTTATAACATAACCCGTGTAAACTACCCACATAATATGGTAATTTATCAGGTAGAATCGATTTTATTCTATTACACATTTCTAATCCCGATTTATTAGTAAAGGTTATTAATAAAATTTTATTTGGATCAATATTTTTCTTAACTACCAGATTGATATAACGAGAAATAATAGTATGTGTTTTACCCGATCCAGGACACGCTACAACCAATATATTATCTGCCGTGGAATCTACTATTTCACGTTGCTTTTGATTAAGTGGTAAAAGATCTTGGTTATTAATAATAGTATCATTCGTAGTAGCAATAGACATACGTTTAATTGCTTGTTCAATTGACATTTTTTCCATCTCTAAATCTAATATATTCTTTTGTGCCAAATATAAATCTCTCTTTATTTTATCTATTTTTTGAATTAATGAATCCATTACAATACTATCATTGTATTAGTTTAAATATTATATTATAATATAAATTCTTATAATATAAAATGATTATAAGAATAATTTCCAATTATTTTTTACAAAAAATAAACACCGATAATTTTACTCCAATTAAATTTAAATGTCCTTTCAAATATATAAATACAACTAATCCACCGATAACCAATCCGCCGATAACCAATTCAGAAAGATGATATGTATAGAATTAAATATTTCATACAATAAATATTTTATTCAACGGTTACAACTTTTGCCAAGTTTTTAGGTGTATCGGGATTTATACCCCTTTCAATAGATAAATAATATGATAATAATTGTAATGGTATCAATCCTAATAAACTTCCATAATATTTATTTTTACATACTATTATCTCATTTGTATTTGAATGTATGATTGTATTTAAATGTTGGGTAGATATTAATAAAATAGGAGCTTCACGTGAAACTATTTCTTCATAGCAATTTGTTATTTTAGATAAATATTCATCTTCACAGTTTAATAAAATAACTGGAAAATCTTTATCGAGTAAAGCAAATGGACCGTGTTTTAAAGAACTAGCTGAATAACTTTCTGAATGAATATAACTAATTTCTTTTATTTTTAAAGAACCTTCGTGTGCTATAAATGTATCACATCCTTTTCCTAATATGAACATATTATTAACGTGTTTCATTTTCTTTGCTATATCGATTACTTGATCTTTAATACTATCCAGTGTTTTAGTATAATCATTTGTTAAATTTTGAAGACTTGTTATTATATTTCTTCTCAAATTTACATTCTTATTATTTATTTGTGAAAACCAAATTGCAATTAATGATAAACATATAACTTGTGATGTAAATGATTTAGTTGATGCTACACCAATTTCTAGACCAGTATTACAATAAATACCGCAATCTACATCACGTGCTATTAATGAATCGACAACATTAATTACACCAATTGTTACTATATTATATTCTTTTGCTATTTTTACACATCTATGTAAATCTTTTGTTTCCCCAGATTGCGAGATTAAAATAAATCCTGTTTTTCCTTTCTTAGGTATATCATAATAAGATAATTCTGCACCATCAATTACTTGAACATTACTAAAATTACATAATAATTTCATAAAATATGCTCCATATAATCCAGAATTATATGAAGAACCACATCCTAATATTATTAGGTTATCTATATCTTTTAATAAATTAATATGAGATTCTAACCCTCCTAATTTTACCTCACAATCATTTTTTATACGCCCACCCATATTTATACTATTTAAGATTGTTTGAGGTTGTTCATATATTTCTTTAATAGTCCAATGTTTATAGGGACTAGGTGATAAATTGCGTAGACTACTAGTTATATCACGATTTTTATACATATTATCAGTCTTCATTTCTAAACCAGCATTTGTTTTTATAATAGAACAAATATCATCATTATCTAAAGTTATATATGTACTTATTTTATTATTGAAACCACTTTGTTCAGATGTTATTATACATATGTCTTCATTTATTCCAACTAATAAAGGTGATCCATTACGAACACAATATATTATATTAGGTTCAAAACGATTTAATATTACCAATCCATATGTACCAGTTAATTCTTTTATTGTTAATTTTATACTCATTTTAGTATCCTTATATATTTTATAATTATAAGCGAGTAATGCTACTATAACCTCCGTATCAGTTTGTGAAACAAATTTTATATTTAAATCTTGTAATTGATTTTTTAATTTACTATAATTTTCTATTATACCATTGTGTACTAATATAAATTGTCCATCTTCTGATGTATGAGGATGAGCATTTATATCTGTTTTTATTCCGTGTGTAGCCCAACGATTATGACCAATTCCAATTGTATATTTTATATTTGGTATATTATATATATTTGTACTTAATAGTGACAAAGCATTTAATATATTTGTAGTAGCATACTTTTTTATTACAAATTGATTATCATTAATTAAACCAATTCCACAAGAATCATAACCACGATTTTGTAATAGTGTCAATCCATTTATTATATGATCTCGAACATCAATATCTTTTGTTATCATTCCAAATATTCCACACATTATATAATATTATATTATTATATTTATAATTTAACAATTGAATAAAATTCCATTTAACAATTGAATAAAATTCCATTTAACATTCCATTTAACAATCCATTTAACATTCCATTTAACAATCCATTTAACATTCCATTTAAGAATACATCGATGCATTATAATATCTATCCACTTCATCAACTATTTTAAATTGTTCAATACTTTTCATAAAATCATCACGTGATAATATTTTATTATTACTTGTATCTAGCGATATAGTTTCTTTCATAGTTCTAATACTATAATTCTCTTTTGCTAACTGTAATAGTTTTCTCATATCACCTGCAAAATATTTAAAATTTTTATGATTTGTAATAATATCTTCTACAGTGATAGAATTGTTTTCTACCTTCCATTTTTCTTCTTTTATAAATTTCATCAATATATTAAATAATTCTTCTCCCGTATAATCATTAATTTCTAATTTAACGGTGAAACGTCGTTCCAATCCTTTATTGTAACTAAGAAATTCTTTTTCAATTTCAGTTTTATACCCACCTACTATTAATAACCACGGCATATCATTACGTGACATATTTAAATTAATTGTATCGATACATTCTTTTGCATAAGAATCCTTTTTATCGCCATTTCCCAAACTATATACTTCATCAATAAATAAAACACCTCCCATCGCACTATCTATCACTTCTTGTGTTTTAATCGCAGTATGTCCTAAATATTTACCAATTAAATCAGATCGTCTTGCTACTATAAATTTATCATTATGTAAAAATCCTAATTTTAAATAAAGTTTTCCTATTATTTTTGCAATTGTTGTTTTTCCAACACCTGGTGGACCCATTATTATAACGTGGTTCATTTCTTCCATACTATTAATTGATTGGAGAAAGTAACAAATTGAATTATATAATTTTTCTTTTACATTTTTCATTCCAATAATAGAATGTAATTCTTCCAATGTTGGAATAATATTATATAGATTGATGTATTTTTTATCATTAATAAAATCAAATTTCTTTGGATGATTTTTTAAATTTATAATATCCTCAATTGAATTTAATGTACTGTAGATTGTTTTAGCCAATTGATTCTTTTTATCACTTGGTAAGAAACGATATGGTGATGTTTTTTTAGTATATATCATATTATATTCATCTTTCAATAAATTAATTGAAATTACTTTTTGTTTTTTATCAACACAATTTTTTTTAGCTGGAGGATCTTCGCAACAATCAGCTTTTCTTTTTACTATTGATAAAATTGCTGCATCGGTTAATAATGTATTATCAGCTTTTAACATTGTATTATCAGCTTTTAACATTGTATTTTCTGCCATTAAATCAGTCATTTCTTTATTAATAAATTGATTATATAATATAAAATTCCACATATTATATAATTGAGAGTCAATTGTAGAAATATATTTTTCCCACTTTTGAATAATTGATTGATCGACTGCCATTGATAAAAGTATACAATAAATGATTATATACTTTTAAAAGGCTTTAAAAA